GCAAAAGCATCATAAGCACAAGCGTTGCCTCTCTTATATCGGATCCGGATCCGGCACCTCCGCTTGCTCCATCGGAAAGCAGATTGCCTCCCCATATCGCCGGGTTAAACATCATAGAGAACAAAATTTGCTTATCAGCCGCCGCACTATCCGGCAACATTTTTCCATCCTTAAGCTTATCATCAATAACCTCTATATCTATATCATTGATCATTTGCTTGGTGAAAGGATCCATGTATTTACCGGAGATAATTGTTTTGCCAGCGTTTTGCTCTCCGGTTAAAAAACTGCTTATTTCATCATACTTATGAGCCATGAAAGCAAGCTTTTGCTGTGCTGTGTATGTGGGGCTTTTCCACTCCGGGTTTACACGTTCCCAATAAGTAGGTGCAATGTGGATCAAATACTTTATAAGCATTTGATTTACATTAATCGCATTTTTTATGGTAGGGATTGAGCGGCTGATTTTTACCCAGGATTTAGCGGATCTATGAGCCGGTGTAGGGTAATAGAGTTTACCATTTTCAAGCAAGCGGTGCAATATTCCAAACTCAGCAAGCTTGCTATCCTGTAGATCCTGCAGCTCATAAGTCTCCCGGAGGAGCGGTATCTTTTTCATTTTCTCCGGATCATAACCGGAGGGTGCAGCCTGCCAATCTCCGCACAAATACATATTAGGGATAAAGCCTTGTTTATCCATCGTTTCCAGCCGGGCTGTGGCAATATCAGTTGCCTTTATCCTGTTGATCTTATTCAGCGCTTTATTAAGTACAAATTGTGTGGCGCTCCAGCCATAGCCCACTTGGTTCCGGATATTGTTATAAGAGTATAAAAAGTGTTGATTATCCTCCAGCCAATCATTTACCTCTGTATCGTCTATCCACTCCAGCTCCTCTGTGCCATCAGCTTTTTTGTTAGTCAATAAAAAAACATCTAAGCCCTTGCCCACTGCCAGCCGGGCTGTGGCTTTTACGGCTGCACTCAATACCGGCGTGTTTTGTATATCATCTGCTATCTCCTGGGGCTCTGCATTATTGCAGCCCCAATAAGCCCAGGGTGCAGAGCTGGAGTAAATGCTTGCCGGTGGTGTGGCGGTTAATGCTTTGCCATCCGTAAAAAAGGCAGCCTGAGCGCCTATATGATAGCCTATGCCATCTTTGATAATTGTTGAGCTCACTAAATAACGGTTTTAGAGTTGAAATGAATAATAAGCCGGAGGTGCACTTTAACGATCTCTCCGCTAGGCATTACTACAATATTCCTTGTACTGTTCTCATAATGCCTGGGATCTTTTCTTGTTTTGTTGGGTGTGCGTGCCTCACTGTACTGCTCCGCTTTTGTTTTTGCTATATACTTTTTACACTGAGGAAACTCCAGCCATTCGCCTCCGGTTCCCTTTTTTACATTACAGGTCCTAAAGCCTATTGAAAAGGCTTCTCCGCTATCCATTACGGTTAAAACTTCAGTAAGTGAGATTGTATTAAGCACTTTGTAAAAGTGCCGGCTCCGGCGCTTTTTAGAAAGGACAATAAGCCAGGAGCGCTGCAGCAAGTGCGGACAAAAAAAAAGCCTGGCATATACTGCCAGGCTTTAAACAATAAGAGCCTCTTTAATCTCAATGAGGAGCAAAGATAACTATTGAAAGGTAGCCTCTTGCAAGATCCTTGCCTTAGTGGCTTGAGCCTCCTCAATTTTCTTAAGAGGGACCTCCGCTTTAATGCCTTTACTGAGCTGCTCTGCCAAATTATTTACCGTATTAAATAACAGTTGATTTGTTTGCAATAGCTGCTCATTGACTTCTTTACTCTCCTTTACTGCAGTAACAAGCTCAGGATCCGGAGCCGGTGCCTGGGTGCCGGTGGTTACTAAGCCTCCGGTGGCAAATTGCCTGGCAGTGTTAATGCTGTAAGTGGCGGCTGCAAAGTTTATCCCTTGATAGGTCCTAGCCTGGTAAGCCGGCTTTATCACTCCTCCGGAGGCAAAGCCTGGCACGCCAAGAGCACGAAAAAAAGAAGGTCCTCCGGCTTTTTGCTGTTGCTCTTCGTTTAATACAACCTCTCCGGTTTTTATGGTGGCAAGCACATTATCTCCGTTTGCCTGCTGAGGGATATTAGGTGTAGTATTTATTTTGCCATTTGGAGTAATTTCCACTTTACCTCCGGTGGCATACTGTTGCGCTTGTATGGCTCCCACTTTTGCAGCGCCTAGCACTGCATCAAAGCCCACAGCCGCAATACTTAAAAAGTTTGGTGGTATAGGGGCTCCATAGTTGCCAATATCAGTGCTTATGGCTTTTGCCACATCAATAATGGCTTGAGCTGTATCTTGTTTCTTTTTACGGTTAAACTGTTTGCGCTCCAGGTCCTCTTTTTTCTTATCGCTATCAGCATCAATTTTGGCAACTTCAATTTGATATTGTTGCTGGCTTATGGTCCGCTGCTTTAACTGCCGGTCCAGTGCCAGCTTTCTTTTATCATTTGCCTTAAGCTCTTGATCAAGCGCTTTTTGCTCTATTCTGTTTTTGTTGTCGTTAAACTGAGCAATAACAGAGAGAGCGGAGCTGAAATAATCCAGGGCAAAGCCGGCAAGCCATGCATAATGATCAATCTCCGCTTGCCCTTCTTGCTGCCGGTATTTATCATGTATGCCAGCCCGGAGATCCTCAAACTCAGTGGTATATTGTACGCCATCAGCTTTTGCCTTATCCTCTCTTTGCTTTATCGCTGCAAGCTCCTGAGCCTCCTGAGCCTGGAGTAAAGCTTTTTGAGCGGCAAGCTGAGCCTGGGAGCCTGGAGCGCTGTTGCTTACTGCATGCTGAGCCCTTGCAAGAGCCGCCTCCGCTTGCAGTTGTACAAGTAATTGCTCATTAGCCAGCTTTTGCTTATTGGCAGCTATAAGATCTGCAACCTCTTTTTGCAGCTCTTCTTTTTTGAACTTGGTTACATCAGCCGCCGCCTTTTCAACATTTCCACTATAATCTTGAGCGGTTTGTAATTGCGCTTGCTTACTTGCAATATCAATAGCCCTCAAGTTAGCCTCATACTGAGCCTGGCTTTGCTCTCCATTTACAAAGGAGTCTGCTTGCTGCTTTTTTAAGCCCTCAAAATAATTTGCACTATCTGCAAGCGCTTGATCATACTCTTTGGAGGTACCGGCTTTAAAGGTTGCCTTGCTTGCCTCTGTACGCTTCTTTATTTCCTGGTCTATCAAAAAAGCAATAGCTCTGTTTTTATCAGTCTCCAGGTTGATCATTTTAGCCAGGGCGGCTCCGGTGCCGGCTGTGAGCTCTGCATACTTATGCTTGAGCCGGTCAACTTCGCTCTGATCACTTGCTTTACCTATTTGCTGTAACTCAAATTGAAACGCTTTTAATTTTTCAAGTAAAGACTCTCTTTGCTTTTGCTCCTCTGCCTGCGCTTTTAAATTGGTGTTATTGTCAGTGGATCCGGATCCGGAGGAGGAGGAGGAGGCAACTCCTTTTATTTTATTGATCTCTTCTTGTAAGCTGTTAAACTCCTTGGTACCTTCTTTAAACTTTTTAAGCTCTGTCTCCAGTTGTGCCAATACTGCAGCCTTGCTTTGCACTGCATTTATTTGCTCTGCCAGTGCATCACCATTAAGCCGCTTTACCTCTGCCTGGTAGCCTTTTTGATCTGAGAGTAACTGCTTGTATTTTTCCTGAGCCGCTTTAACCTCCTCACTATTGGCTTGCCTGTTGACAATAGGAGCGCCAAATTTGGTTTGATCAACCTCATTAATAGTAAAGGAGCCGGTTTTTCCAATCTGCTCCATAATAGCTTGCTGAGCGGTTAACTCCTCTTTTGTTTTGCGGAGCTGCTCTGTATTGTCATTAATAGCGCTCCGGTTAACGACTTTAAGCCGGGCTGTCTCAGCGCCTATAAAGTCTCTTACTCTATCCGTACTAACTGCAATGGCATTACCATAATTATCAAATTGTGTAACAGCTCCGGGTATAGCTTGTGTAATTTGAGCTATAATGCTTTTCATTTCTGCTTGTTCATCACTGGAGAGCTTTGTTTTGCTCTTTAGTTCATCATACCTATTTGCAAGCGGTAACATTTCAGTATGAAGGCTTGCCACTTTGCCGGTTAAATCATCAAATTGCTGCGTGGCTGTTTTGGTAGGCTCCACAATATCAGTAAGGCTCTTTACCAGGTTTTTTAAAAAGGTGTTATCTCCATTTAAGAAATTAGCGGAGAGTACATTTTTAAACTTTTCCCAGGCATTGCTTAAGGTATTGGTGTTTACTGTTGCCTGTTGCTGAGCAACTCCTTGCTCCTTGAGCTGTTGGTTTAATTCGCTGTAACGTGGTATGCTTTGTAACAGTATTTGCGCTGCATTAAAATTCTCCTTGCCAAAGATCTGCACAAGAGCGGTGGCATTGCCGCTCACCTTGGAGAGCTCCTTTAACCGCTCCTCCAGGCTAAGGCTCTTATCCTTTAAAATATCAGTATTTACGCCTGCCTGGGCAAGCGCTGCAATGGCTGTTTTGTCCAAGGCATCTACAGCGTTAAGCGCTAAAAACACATTTCTTAACTGAGTGCCTGCCTCCGCTCCTTTTATGCCTTTTTCAGCCAGGAGCTCAATGGCTGCAGCGCTCTCACCTATGGAGATATTTGAGCTTTTTGCCTGGGCTCCAAACTTTAGCAAAGCCTCCGTTATATCCGGGACCTCAGCCGCTCCATACTTGGCAGCCGCTGCCAGTACATCAACATATTTTCCAGCCTCTTGAGCCGGAGCGCCAAACTGATTAAGTGCATCAGTAAGCCTGGTGGCGGCATCGGGTAACTCCATCCCGGCTGCATCGCTGAGTAATTTGGCTGCCTTGGTTACTTCAACCAAGCTCTCCTTTTGCTCCAATAACTCCGGCTTAGCAGAGGCAATAAGCTTGAAAGCTTCCACATAATCCACAGCGCTTTGCTTGCCTTGCTTGGAGAGATCCACAGCCGCACTTTTTAGAAAGTCCAAATCTTTGCCGGTGGCTCCGGTTATAGCGGAGAGGTTATGCAAAGAGCTCTCAAATTGGCTATTCATTTTAAAAACACTGGCAATGCCATCTTTGATAGCAGAGAGGGCTTGCATTGCCAGTTGAGCTCCCAGGCTGGCAACAAAAGCGCCGGCTTTGCTCAGCATACCTCCTTGAGCGGTTTCTACTCCCTCAATGCCGGCTCTCATTCTGTTGAGCTCAGCGGTGGCATTTCTAAACTGAGCAATTTTATCTTGAAAGCCTGGCATATTCTCACTCATTCTGCCAAGCTCATTGCGGAGCTGCCTCACTAGCGTTGTTTGTTGCTGCAGCGAAGGGCGCAAACCGGAGGTAATAGCGCTTGTAACTTGATCAATTTGGGCTTGTGTTTTGCCCAGGTCCGCAATTGCCCGGCTCATATTTCTGCCGGCTGCCTCTCCTTGGCTAATAGATTGCCGGAGCTTATCTGCCTTTTGCTGGAGCTTGACAAGTGCCAGCTCTGCAGCCGCTTGATCAATATAAATGCTTACTGTACGTGTGCTGATATCGGACATAAAAAAGCGTTATTTGATTTTTAAAGAGTTTACCACAAGGGAGCTGCAGCCCTCAGCCACTATATCTGCCAGCTTATCTGTGTTTTTATTTACAATAGGGTTAAACCATTCTTTTGCTTGCCTGGGGTTTGTTTTAGGGTGGCTCTTACTTACACCTTTATGAAGAAATACAGCGCTCCTGGGCATCTTAAAAGAGATCCGGTTTACTAATCCATTTTTCTCTTTTACGCTGCTTTTAAGCGCCTGAGCCAAGGGCTGAGGGTTCCGGCTGTACGCATAGTGTTTAATACCCAGGCTGGCAATTTCTCTTAAGAGCTCCGCTTTATTATCTTTTGCCCAGGATCTTATTTTTTCGTTTAGGTTGTCCGCTTCGCTTTGTTCAAACATGGAGTAAAGGCTTTTTAAATTGAATAACTGGAAAATAGCTTTGTGCATAGGTATAGCCCACAAATACATATTGATCAAATTCTTTTACCGGCACATGGATAAGCTCAAACCGATTATCCAATAAATAAGCATATAGCCGCTGAGGCTGGCAGCCGGTTAAATGCTGCAGAAAATTATACTCTTTATAAAGTTGTTCCGGGATCATAAAAAGAGCGGTTTGGATTACAAAAAAAGATCCCTCACAATAGCTGCGGAGGGATCTTGTTATATATGCTTAGGGCTATCCTTTGTACTTTACCTCTTGGTTATAGTACCGTTATAAAAATACTTGCAGGTTGCATCAAGTGTCAGCTCATAGCCTTTTGCAGTAGATCCTTTAAGGGTGCCACTTTGGAAAGCTACTTTTGCCACTTCAACCGGAGAGCAATCACAGCCAAACTGGAGGTACTGAGCATTACCACAGCCATCTTGTACGAATAAAACAAGCTGCTCATTAACCAGGTTGTTTACAATCTCTAATACTGTCGGTCCATCACCTTTGATAAAGATCTTGGGAGCGTAAGAGATCCTCAAAGAGCCTGCAGCTCCGGTGGTTTCTCCTGTTACTTCTAAAGTCTTATTATCAACTAGGACCTCGAAAGGACCTTTAAGGGGTGCCCAGGTGTGGCTTGCATCAATTTTATAAGCCTCTCCTATTGCCGGGGTGCCATCAGTTACAGGCTCATTTAATAGAGTAAAATCAGCAAGCAAGCTGATAAAGGCTTTTTGATAGCCAGGCTCTTTTAAGGTAGCATCAGCGCTCACCATGCTTTTGTATAATCCGGTATTCATGTTTTGATATTGGATTTAAAACGGGGTTGAAAAATTATTTTGCTTTGATCATGCCGCTGCCAGCCTCCACAAGTTGCTTTTGCAAGCTTGTATCATTGAGTACATCGGTATGAGTAATGTTATTGCCCAGGAATACCGCTTTGTGAAAATGAAAGCCAAATAATTGCCCATCAATCTCAAAAGCCGGCTCTCCGGAGCCGCTGTGGTCTGCCTTGCTGCTCAGGCTCTCTATCTCTTTTGTGAGCGCCTCATTAACAGCATGAGCACTCTCCAGCTCTGCTTTGGTTGTTGCCAGCTCTGCTGCCAGGCTTGCACAATCGCTGCACGCTATAGGATCCGGTGTTTGTACGTTCTCTGCTTCCATGGTTTAAGGAAAGGCTGCAGCTTTACGGAGCTGCAGCCTGTTTATAAGGTTAAAAGATTAAACTAAGCCTTGATCATTATGGAAAACAAATTGAGGTACCTCAAAGTTTAAAGACTCCCACCAATCAGTAAGGATATCCACCACACGTTTGCTAGACTCTATCTTGAGCGTATTGGCAAGCGCTGCCTTTTTAGTGGCTCTGATACGGTTATCTGCCAGGGTGGTAAAGATCAAATTGCTGCCAGCCATACTTGGCAAGCCCACAACCTTAATGTTTTCATAGTCCTCCAGGGTTATCAATTCAGCGGCTTGAGCATAGTTAGTGTTGTACTTGGCTCTCTTGCCTCTCTTGTACTTGGTAACGTTTGCCGGGCTCATAAACAGATAATCCAAACGGTTTCTGAATAACTCCGGTATGCTATCAACCATAGCCTCTACCTGGCTAGTGAAAGCTGCATTATCAGTGCTCAAAGCGCCTGTTGCTATAGCTCCATTGCCTAAGTTAGTTAAGCCTGCAGTGTTGTAGCCTGCTATTACTTTTTTCAAGCCGTTCATGGCAGTGCTAACAGCTCCAGCGGTGCCGGCTGTAGGGGCTGCATAAACGCCGCTGAAATACTCATTAAGCTCCAGGTCCTCTTGGATCTTCGCTTTAATATGTACCTCAATAAGCCAGCGGATAAACAACCAATTGCTCCTATCCTGTTCCGGCTGAGCTGCTAAAAAGCCCAGGTATGAGCTCTCCAGGTCATCCGGAGTCTCTTCCATATCCACTTTCAATTTGTAAAGATCAAATTGATTAGGGGTAAACTTGGTAGTACCTAGCGGAGTAAACGCTTTTTGAAACGGCTGTACAATCCGGTTAAGCTGAGAAAGCGTGGCTCTGTATATGGTGTCCTCAGTTGGGCGCTCCTGGAAATAAGAAGCTGTTACAGAGGGTTGATAAACCATAGAGCGCAAGCGCTGCATGTTTTGCGGATTGCTTATGTAATAGGAGCCAAATTGACTCTTTACGGCTGCGATATCTATTGACATTTTAAAAAAGGGTTTTTGGGTTTATAAAAAGGTAAAAAGGGTAAAGGGTTGAATTGATATATATGGATTAACTGCTTACAGCTTTGCAAACAATTCCTTTTGAAACTCCATCTCCGCTGCATCAGTGGCAACCGGCTCAGCCTCTTGCTTACTTACTGCAGTTTTGGGAGCGGTGGCATCCTGGAGCTCCAGTGTGGTTATACGGTTATTTGCTGCCTGGAGATCCTCTTGCAGTTTTACCTTATCTGCAGTTATTGCAGCCAGGCTATCTTGTGCCGTTTGGAGATCCGTTTTTAAGGTCTCATTTTCGGCAAGCGCTGCCTCTATACTATCAGCCTGTGTATCTTCAAGCTTAATATCCTGAGCGCTGCTTATTGCAGTGCCTATGCCAATAAAGGCAAGTAATTTGGTCCACTTCATGTTTGTATGATTGTTTTGTATAAGTGCGGGTATTGTCGCTGCCTGGGCTGTTGTTGCCTGGGCAAGCTTGAGCGCTTCATTAACTGCCATGGAGAATGAGCCAAGCTTATCAATTAAGCCTTTACTCTTTGCCTCTTTTGCCAGGTAGGTAGCTCCATTAAAAACGCTTTTATCAGCCTCGGGCAAGTTGCTTGCTATGGCTTCGTGAAAAACAGAGTTAAGAGGATCAAGCCATGTTTTTATGAGGGGCTCATAATTATTTGCTCCCTCTGCATTTTTACCGTTAGCCTCTCTAAAGGGTAAATTTTTATGCGTGCTGGAGGTGGCATAAACTTCATGTTGCTTAATGCCTAATTGCTGCAGGTAGCCGCTGTAGTCATTCCATGCAGCCATGGTGCCAATAGATCCTATTATATCAGTACTGGAGCTGGCAACTCTTAAGCTTGCCGCTGAGCCGATCCACATGGCAGCGCTTGCCATCATGCCGGAGATATAAGCCACTACAGGCTTTGCACTGTTTTTTATGGCTGAGGCAAAAGCCTCTGTACCATCCACAGCGCCTCCCGGAGAGTCAATTTGTAAGATAATGGCAGCAATTGCCGGGTTATCATTGGCAGCCTGGAGCGCCTGTATCAGCGTTTGCGTGCCGGCTGCTCCGCATGTATCATATTTCATTACAGCTCCTTGCAGGCTAAGCACTGCAACTCCGCTCTCCACAGCATCTTGCATGCTGCCAATTCTTTTGCCGGCTGCATTCACAGCCCAGGCATATTCCTTGGTTGATTCTTCTTTTGTTTCAACCTCTTTGCCTGCAATTACTCTAGCAGCAAACAAGGCATACTGTTGAGCATGTTCCGGATTAATGAGCCAGGGGCTGTTAAAAGCCTGTAATAATATTTTGATATCCATGCTAAAATTTGATATTGGATCCCTCTCTTTTAAAGAGATAACAAAGATTGCTGCAGCAAGCTTGATTTGAAAGGACAATAAAAAAAGGAGTACAAGCTTTGTACTCCTTTTTTTATTGGTAAAGTAG